AACGATAACGCGACGGGACAGGGCTCGATCAAGGTCGTTCATCCACTGTTCCGAGATCGCCTGGGAGAGGAGCACGTGATCGCCAACGACGTTACGCCAGAGGAGCACATCATGGTCCAGGCCACGGTGCAGCGCTATCTGGATAACGCCATCTCCAAGACCATCAACATGCCTGCTGGTACCAGTTGGCAGGAGGTCCAGCGCTGCTACGGGCTGGCATATAGCCTCGGCTGCAAGGGCATCACCATATACGTCGATGGTAGTCGTGAGGGTGCCCTATTCACGCACAGCGAGATTGACACAGTGCCGGCAGATGATCTAGGCTTCGATGCGGCGTGTGCGACTGGCACCTGCTCGATATGAAGCTTGCGACGATCCTACCCGTGGCGCACCAGGATCTGGAAGCGCAGAACAACTACCACATGGCCCTGGCGCATCTTGTCCCTCAGAGCCGTGAGTACGCGTTCTTCTTCGCCAACCATGCTGCCAAGGGTGACTACGTGATCATGGATAACGGCGTGGTCGAGGGAGATCGCAGGTCGGTGTCGGAGCTGGTGGCCACGGCCGAGATGATCGACGCCACGGAGGTTATCCTGCCCGACGAGATTGGAGATACGGAGAAAACCCTGGAGATGGGCCGCGAGGCGCTCGACCTGATGGTCGGTATGCATCGCAATCTGATGGCGGTGCCTCAGGGCGATCTGAGCATCAAGTGGTCCCAGTGCCTGTACGAGATGCTGCAGTGGCCCGTCACCACCATAGGCATCACCAAGTTCATCTACCTGTCCACTGGTATGCATCGACAGGACGTGCTGGCGAGGTTCGGTCAGGAGATCGTCGACGCCGGCAAGCAAATCCATCTGCTCGGCAGTCCCGATGGAGCAGATGAGCTACGGACTGCATCAGATACCCGACTGGTGAGAGGAGCAGATTCGGGTTATCCATCCTTCTGCGCGGCGGGAGGTGCGAAGGTACGCCGAGATGGTCGGAGACCGGATACGGAGGTTAACTGGCTGGACGGATCCGACATCGATCGATCGTTGATGGAGTTCAACTACCACGCCTGGAGGCTGTGGATCAAACCATCGTGACCAGGGGCTCCAGATCCCACCATCACTACAAGGTGCGCTGCATCATGTGCCGTGAGGTGATCTGGTCCAGGGTAACCTGTGTGCGCTCGACAGGCTACCGTGGATGCCCCGTACCAGATAGCGCAATCTGCATGAATTGCAGGGAGAAGCGTAATGAGACTGATCGCTCACGCTAGCGTCCTGGCGATCGTGATGATGTCAGCGGCACCAACGGCTTCTGCCGAAGATGACGACTACATCGGTGAGGTGCGGTTGCAAGGTCTAGCGAACGAGGCGGGCGTAAATACAGAGGATCTGCGCGGTGCTGTTGTCACCACCAAGATGGATCCTGCTGCCTACCTCTACTCGACTGGTGAGCTGGAGCCTCCTCCGCCTCCTAAGCCAGTAGCAGTGGCATCATCAGCCCCTGCCGCATCCGTATGGACCAGATTGGCCTCGTGCGAATCTGGTGGCAACTGGAGGGCCAATACTGGCAATGGGTACTACGGTGGCCTGCAGGAGGATATGACCTTCTGGAGGCGTCATGGTGGGACGACATATGCCTCTCGACCTGACCTGGCCAGCGCTAGCGCACAGATATCGGTTGCGATAGCGGGTCAAGCGGTTCAGGGATGGGGTGCATGGCCCGCCTGTAGCAGGAGATTGGGGTTACGATGAGTCCATGATCGATGACCAGTGTCCCAGATGCAAGAAGCGCTACGATGACGTGATGCGTGGCGTGTTCAGAGAATGCGTCTGGATGTCCTGCTACCAGTGTGGACATGTGGGTACGATCACGTTCGAGAATGCCGATATAGCCCTGCAGTTCATGCGGGGCTTCGGCTCAGATTCCTACTTCAATCGGGAGGACCATAGGAGTGGCCAAGAAGCCTCCGCCTCCGACTAGATGCGAGCAGTGCCCACTGGTTGGCTGCCCGGTACAGGCCAGAGGCTGTGAGAACCGACCTCAGATTGCGTTCGTGGGCGAGGCTCCTGGCGAGCAGGAGGAGCGAGAGGGACGCGTATTCGTCGGCAGAGCGGGCAAGCTGCTGAACCAGACCATCGCGGAGCTTGGTTGGGATACCAGCCAGATGTACTTCACCAACGTGGTGATGTGGCGACCACCCAACAACCGAGATCCCAAGACTTATGAGATCGAGGCCTGCGGCGATCGGCTGCTCGACGAGCTGGTGCGGATCAGACCGCGTGCTATCGTGGCTCTGGGCGGTACGGCTGCTAATGCACTGCTGCCTGGTGAGCGCGAGCGGGGCATAACCAAGATGCGAGGCGTCGCCAGGGAGATCGAGCTGGAAGATGGTCTGGTGATCCCTATGATGCCTACGCTACACCCGGCGGGCATCAGCAGGCAGCCAGATAACTGGCCCTTCCTGTTCGAGGATCTGCGCAAGATCGAGGCCATCCTGGGTGGTCATCCCCTGGTCGAGGAGCCCTGCTGGGATGACTATCTGATCGTCGACAACCAGCGCATGTTCGATAAGCTGATCGATCGTCTGCTGGAGCAGAAGACGCCTGTGAGCGTCGATATCGAGACCAGCATGGAGAGCTTCATCTCGGATCCCGATGACCCCAGGGGAGGCGAGATCCTGTGCATCGGGTTCTCGTGGAGGCCTGGCACCGCTGCCGTACTGGACTGGCAGGCCTTGATCAAGGGCAACGAGAGTAATCGTCTGGATCTGAAGGAAGCGCTGGAGACGATCTCGTGCTCGTTCCAGGGAGGTCAGTACGACGTCCAGTGGCTCTGGCAGCGAGATATCTATCCGAACTGGGACTTCGACACCATGCTCGGACACTACGCGATCAACGAGGTCCAGGGCTCGCATGGTCTCAAGCGACAGGCGGTGGACCGCTACTGGGCTCCATATTACGACGATGACCTGCTGGTGCGCGTGGCCCGGTTCCGTCGCGACAAGGCGAAGTTAGAGCGCTCGCAGAATGGCACCGTAGGCCGGGGCAAAGCCAAATCATCTGGGGTGACCTCCGACTCACCCCGGCGGGCCAAACATGGTTCGCAGCCGGTCCAATCGGGACCAGGGCATAAGCAGGGGGAGAGCGCTGAGGATCGCAAGCTTGGCCTTGAGATGCCACTGGAGATCTGGTCCGATCCCGAGATCCGACCGATGGTGATGAAGTACTGTGGCGCAGATGTCGACTATACGGCGAGGCTCACCAGGGATCTCCCGGTCGAGATGGAGGCCGATGGCGTCTATGGCCTGATGGAGGACCTCCTGCTGCCGGCAGCCAAGCACTTCACCTGGCTGGAGATGGAGGGCATGAAGGTCGATGTCGAGTACCTTCACCAGATGGGAGCCAGATGGAAGGCCGAGCAGGATGAGATCAGCGAGAAGCTCTACGATCTGAGCGACTCCAGGGACAGGCCTCTGACGGATAAGGGCAGGCCCTGGTTCTCGGCACCAGTCAGGCTGGCCCACTATCTGTACGAGGAGCTACGCCTTCGACCTATGGTGACGACCAAGGCAGATGGGATGATCAGTCAGCGGGAGGTCATGCAGCAGATACAGGAGATCGCGGATCTGGAGATCGAGGGCAACGAGGACTTCGCTGAGGAGGCCGACGAATACTGGCGAACGGCGTCGTCTGCGGTGTTCAGCAAGATGAAGCCGACCAGTACCGTGACCTTCATGCTCTTGTGGTTGGGCTTCCAACATCCATTTCCGAGACAGATGGTGCCCTGGAGGAAGCTCGACAAGAAGCTGACGACCTACTATCGAGGCTACGTCGGGCTGCTACGACTTGGTGGAAGGATTCATCCAAGGTATCGAGTATCGGGAGCGAGAACTGGCCGGATCTCCTGCACCGACCCCAATATCCACGGCGTGGCGAGGCAGGCCGAGATCAAGCGGGTATTCATCGCGGATGAAGGGTTCGAGATCCTGTACTCCGACCGATCGCAGGCCGAGATCCGTATGTTGGCCCACCTATCTGGTGACGAGACGCTGAAGGCAGCGTGCGAGTCTACCGATATCCACTTCGCCATCGCCTGCGACCTGTTCAAGATGACGCCGGAGCAGATGAGAGCGCTATCGGCCGAGAAGCAGGAGACCATCAGGCGGGCTGCCAAGACCATAGCCTTCGGGATCATCTACGGTCGGATGCCGAATAGCCTGGCACCTCAACTGGGATGCACCATAGAGGAGGCCACTCAGTATCGAGAGGCGTTCCTGTCCACGATGAAGCAGGCCAGCAGCTGGATCAACATGCAGAGGGCGATTGGTCTGAGAATGCGGGAGGTCGAGTCGATCTACGGCAGGAAGCGTCGGTTCCCATTCATCGTAGATCGCAAGCATGGCTCCGAGATCGAGAGGCAGGCGGTCAACACGCCGATCCAGGGAGCGGTATCTGATATGACCCTGGAGGATAACCTGAGGATCCGAGATGCGCTGACCGAACGGGGCATCGACGTCCTGCCGTGGCCTCACATCCACGATGGTTTCATGATCCAGGTCGAGAAGGCCAAGATGCCTGAGGCGGTCGAAGTAGCCAAGGATATCCTGGCGCATCCCTCGTTCGAGACCAAGGTCCACTTCGCGGTCGAGGTCAAGATAGGGCCGAACTGGGCGGATCTGCATACCGTCCACAAGGGGTAGCCGGGAGGGTCCTCGGTCTGTGCGATCTGATAACTCACGAAGTGCCTGATGAATTAGCAGGTTTCTTCGCCAAGGGTATGTTCGCTTCCGCGACGCATGGGCTACAGTTGCCCCAAGCCGAACGGAGATCGGCCAACGACCCAACGACAACCGCCTGAGGAGGGCATAGATAGAACGACGATGGCACAGCTATTCACAGACATCAAGCTGGTACGAGGCCAGAGCGCGGTGATCGGGACCAACGATCGCAGCAAAGTGGCTCTTCTGAACAACCTGGGATTCCAGGTGCAGGAGACCGACGACGATGGCGTCCAGTACTTCGAGGTCGACGCCGAGTTCATCCAGATCCGCCGACCCCGCGACGTTACAGGTCGTCGGGAGATGACCGACGAGCAGAAGGCGACCACCAAGGCCCGCCTGGTCCTGGCACGAGCCGCGAAGGATCCCGCCTGGACCAAGAACAACATCGAGCTGGTCACCAAGTGGGCGACCTCGCACCCCGAGGTGATGGAGAAGTACTTCCCCGACTTCGAAGTCAGTTCCAACGGCAAGGCCAAGGCGGGGACCAAGGCCAAGGCATCTGCCTCGAACAAGGCTACGGCTCGCAAGAAGGCTCCAGAACCGGAGCCCGAGCCAGAGCCAGAGGAAGAGGAAGAGGCCGAGGCCGAAGAGGAAGAGAACGAGCCAGAGCCGACTCCCGCTCCTACTGCCAAGAAGGGTGGCGGTCTCGCCGGCAGATTGAAGGTGAGGCGCTAGGCCCACAGTACTCCGTAAAGTCTGCAGCCTAGCAGCCGAGGAGCCCCTGGTCATCCGACCGGGGGTTCTCTCTTTTACCCTGGGGTCCATCTGGGGGCCGTAGAACAAGCGTACCCCGAGATAAACCCGCCAGGATACCCCAAGCGCTTCACCGGAGGGGCAAGGGCCAACGCAGAAGTGCCTGGATGTCCGTCGCCAGGTGGTCTGACAGGCCACTCCTTGCCCCTCCCTGGTACCTCAGCGTCGGCTTGGAATTGGATTGTAGAGCTATAGGTTCGACAAGGTCTTCGATTAGGTGCATGGCAATTCGCAGAAATTACCATGACTGGAAGACAACGTCTAATCGAACGTCTAGCGTTTCTAGGGCCTGCCATAGAACATTAGATCCATGCAGGGAGGCCCACCGGAGGGCCAAGGGCCAACGCTAGAGTGCCTGGATGTCCCTGGCCACGCGTTTAGGAGGCCACGCCTTGGCCCTCCCTGGTACCTCCCTGCATGGATTGGGGATCGATTGTAGAGCTATCCGATAATTAGCATTCAGCTAGTCAATTCGCTACGGAAGCTGCTATAAGACGCGCACCAGATCGGATGCCGGGAATCCCTTCTCACTCGAATTTGTGACTCGGCCGTGTCACCTCGGGGGCTGTTCAGGGAACCCGCTCCTGGGGTATCTTTGTCGGCACGGAGTACTGTGAGATGCAGATAACGCAGCGACGCGGCAGATGGGAGGCGATCTCCTCGTACGAGGAGCGAGCCATCGTCAAGGCCGCTGGATTCAGATGGGATCCAAACGCCAGGATCTGGTACACGACCGACCTGGCCCGAGCAGCCCAACTGGTCAAGTACGCAGATGAGACCTGCCAGGAAGAACTGGTGGCGGCAGCGTACGAGGCCGAGATGAGCAGGATGGCGGATCTGGACGTCGAGATCCCCTCACCAGAAGGTCTGGACTACATGCCATTCCAGAGAGCGGGCATCGCGTACGCCTCCAAGCGAGATGCGACCCTGATCGCTGACGAGATGGGCCTGGGCAAGACGATCCAGGCGATAGGCGTGATCAACATCGACCCCACGATCAGGCGAGTCCTGATCATCTGCCCTGCCTCGCTCAAGATCAACTGGCAGCGCGAGCTGGCCAAATGGCTGGTCCCTAACCTCTCGATCGGCATCGCCAACGGTGGTGGCTGGCCTCAGACCAACATCGTGATCGTCAACTACGACATCCTGACCAAGTGGTCGGAGAAGATCCACGAGATCGAGTGGGATCTGATGATCGCTGACGAGGCCCACTACCTGAAGAACCCCGAGAGCCAGCGATCCGAGCAGGTCCTGGGATCGAGCTACAAGAAGCGCAAGAAGGCGGGAGCGGTCCCGACCAGGCGACCTACAGGAGGTTATCGACGATGGTGAGCAAGCCAAGGTTCAGCAGGCAGAAGCTGGTCCAGTACAAGGCCTGGAATTACCGATGCACCGAGTGCGGTTGGGCCACCCACTGGTTGGACCAGATCAAGAAGCACGTGCGGCAGTGGTCCCGAGAGGGCAATCTGGTCCCGCACTACCTGGATGCGGGTCTACCCCGCAAGAAGGAGGCCAAGTAATGGACGAGGGTCGCTGCGAGGCCGATAACCTGCGGGTACCACTGCGGTGCCCTAACCAGGCCACGCGGGTACTGCTCGACCCCGATGGTACGCCGTGGCTGGCCTGCGACGAGTGTGCGGCATGGTGGGCGGAGAACAACTCCCCTGACGACTGGGAAGGCCCGCCTCAGCCCGAGTACAGCGAACGCGACGACGAGGCCTACGACGAGATGGTGCGCCAGGATCTGGAGGGCAGGTCGTGAGAACCCGTCAGGAGAAGAGGGATCTGGGTTTGCTCTGCCCTGGAGTTGATCAGCCTGGGACGTTGGTCCCCGGTCGTGAGATGATGTCCTCTGGTAACAGGGTAGTCCGATGCAGAGTCTGCGGCAGAGAGTATGCGCGGACCAAGGAGGGGCGTCCTTGGGACCACGGTACGCCAGAGAGCCGAGATTATGCGTCGAGGAGACCTCGTGCCTGAGATCCCTGCCGGCACCGGAGTCACAATTTCGCGGATTTATGGGCAGGCGGGCTAGGGGGACCATATAGTGTCTCCCGTGACCGATCTCGTAGACCCAATCAGGGCCAAGCGCAAGATCATGCTCACTGGTACGCCGATCGTGAATCGGCCCAACGAGCTGCATCCCCTGATCGCCTATCTGGATCCCGCCAGATGGTCAAACTACATGACCTACGCCAAGCGCTACTGCGATGCCCACGAGGAGCAGGTCTCCCGCTACAAGCGGGTCTGGATCTTCTCGGGGGCTAACGAGGCCAATCTGCCCGAGCTGCAGGAAACGCTACGCGGCTCGATCATGATCCGCCGACTCAAGACCGACGTACTCACCGAACTGCCTCGCAAGATGCGCCAGGTGATCGAGGTCCCCGCCACCAAGGAGATGGCTGGTCTGGTCAAGGCCGAGCAACTGGCCTACGATGGCGACGAAGATGCGGAGATCGACTCGGACGAGATGAAGGTCAGGTTCGAGGAGATGGCCCGCATCAGACACGACCTCGCGGTCGCCAAGGTCCCCTTCATCGTCGAGCACGTCAAGGAGATGATGGAAGAGACCGACAAGATCGTGATCATGGCCCATCACCACGACGTACAAGATGCCCTCATCGAGGCCTTAGGCCCCGTTGCAGTGCTCCATCGAGGCGGTCTGAGCGAGAAGCAGAAACAGGCTGCCGTAGATCGGTTCCAGAACGACCCCGAGATCAAGGTGTTCGTCGGGTCGATCAAGGCCTCTGGAGTCGGGATCACCCTGACCGCTGCCCACACGGTCATCTTCGCGGAGCTAGACTGGGTACCAGGCAACATCTCACAGGCCGAGGATCGGTGCCATCGGATCGGTCAGACCGACACGGTGTGGGTCCAGCATCTGGTCGTAGAGGGTAGCCTCGATGCGACGATGGCCAATCGGATCATCGAGAAGCAGCGCATCATGGACAAGGCCCTGGACGAGAAACGCCTGCTCCCAGATCCCGAGCCCACCAAGGAGAAGAAGGCCACGGTCGCCAAGAAGGAGACTGCCCGAGAACAGGAGATCGGCCTCAGAGAGGACCAGATCGCTGCGGCTCACGAGGCCCTCCAGATCGTCGCGGGATACGACCCCGATCGAGCGGCAGTACGCAACGGGATCGGGTTCAGCGGCACCGATGGCGAGATTGGCCACAGCCTCGCTGCTCAGGATCGCTGGAGCGCCAAGCAGACCATCCTGGGCCACAAACTGGCCATCAAGTACCAGCGCCAACTACCCGCCTCTCTGGTGGCCCGCCTCAAGAACGAGGCGCAGCCAGAGATCGAGGAGAAAGAGGAGGAGAAGGTCATCGCTAAGAGACAGAAGTCAGTCAAGGTCGCCTGGACCGAGGCCGAGCGCGACGAGCTACGCGGGATGTGCCTCAAATACGGGCCATTCAACGGGACCAAGGAGTTCGCCAGGGTCCATCCAGAACGGTCGGAGGCCGGCTGCATGTACCAGTGGAGCAAGATGAAGGACACGGCCGGGACTCCAAATCCAGAGGTCCCAGGCCTCAAGGCCCGACTACGAGGAGGTAGATGAGCCGATGCAATCGGTCGAGATCGTGATGAGAGCACGCAGACCTATGGCACCGATGGAGATGGGAGCCGCCATCCATCGAGCGCTGAGAACCGCGCACGGTCAGCTGCTGATCGCACAGGGTACGCAGATCAAGGTCGTGTGCGAGATGCCCGATGGTGCGCAGATCGACGATACCGACTGGGAGGTTATCAGCGTCGAGGCCGAGCCAATGGGAGGTCCCAGGCACTAGACATGGTACAGACGCTTCACCGGAGGCCCAAGGCTCAACGCTCTAACGGGGCTATGTCCCAGGTCGTCGGCAGCGAGCTGCGTCTCCTTGGCCTCACCGGTGAAGAGCTTGGGGCATCCGGGATGGACCTGCTCATGTGGGTAGGGTACACGAGTTACCCGACCGTGGAGGCCTTCTCGCACGAGGCTCACCAAATTGGCATCAGCAAGAGGGTCAGCCGAATACCAGGCAATCTGGTCCCAGGATCGACCCGCCTGTGGATCATCCACGATACGGGCGAGATAGGCAAGGGCAGGGTTATAGGCTACGGCACCGTGACAGGAGTCGACGTGGTCGGAGACCGATTACCCGAGGGAGCGCCTGCCTATGCTCGCCTGGTCACCAGGCCGGAGATCTGGCGAGAGCCAACACGTGGAGGTCAGCTACGGCGTAAGGGCGTCTATCTGTGCGCCAGCGACTTCACCCCGGTCAAGCCACGTAACGCGAAAGGCATCGACCGATATCGCAGCTACAAGTGGGTATCACGGCGCAGGATGGAGATGTTGCCGATGGCGGATCCCCACGAGGCTCCCGATATGATCGAGCCGACCAGACGATGGACCAGGGAGGAGACCGATACCCTGGTGAGACGAGCGCTGCAGGTCGGTCCCTACCAGGCGGCTAAAGAGCATACCAAGATCAGCGAGCGGTCCCTGGAGGCGTGCATGTACCAGTGGAAGAAGTATCTGAAACGGCAGGAGCGATGAGCTACAAGATCGGATGGAAGCATGTTCATGCGAGGGACACGGAGGGGTATACTGGCTGCCACGCCGACCCATGCCAGTGCAACAGATGCCTTCTGGAGAATGGCACCGCCATCCCCAAGGAGCGCAGGGCGGAGGTCGAGAGATTCAGGGAGCACATCAGCGAGATGTATAAGTGCGAGAAGTGCGGCGGGATCAAGGTGAGCCTGCTGCCTGGTGACGAGAAGCGCAAGATCCCATCGACTCTCTGGTGCATGACCTGTGGGAACAACCAGATGGCGTCGAAGGATACCAGTACCCGTCTGTCGAGCCGACTGGCCCAGGACACTGTCACTGGTCAGCAGAAGCCGAAGGCGGGACCGAGCCTCCGAGAACGGCTGACTGGATCGGCATCGAATTCACAGGTTGTAGGTAATGGAACCCGCTCCGGTGCGGTATCATCTGCCGAGCGAGAGACCAAGATGGAGATCAGCAGGAGGGACTGGACACCAGAAGAGCGGCGCGATCTGAAGGCCCTGATCGACGCCAGAGGCGTGACCGCCGGGAGCAGGGCCTACGTCGATAAGTATCCCGAGCGAGGCCGAACCAACCAGGGATGCGCCTACCAGTGGAATACCAACATCAGCAAGGGAAAGGGAATCTAGATGCCAGTACGATGCAGCGCAGAGGGTAAGTTCCAGGGATTTGAGGACGAGATGGATATCTCGGTCGACTCGGCTGAGGCCGAGGAGGAAGAGGTCATGGTCGAGCTGACCCTGAATCGCCTCTGTGCGGGATGTGGTACCGAGTGCGCCACGGCCAATATCACCATCAGCATCCCGTTCGAGCACGAGTGCCCCAAGGAGGATGACGACGAGGTCGATCACGGGTTCGAGATCGAGAACGGCTTCGACGATCCGCAGCAGGTAGACGACTACCAGACCACGGTCGCCAGGGGTAAGAGCGCTGGCAAGCGCATCAGCAACCCGCGATACCAGAAGCATCTCCTGGGTGCCTCGATCAGCGGCACGATCAAGTGCCAGGCCTGTGGCGAGGAGATCGAGCTGGAGGGCGAGGAGACCATCACCGCCAGCGACTTCGAAGTGGAGCCAAGTCACTGATGACACGAGATGAACTGATGAAGCTGCAGGGCAGAGCCCGAGAACTGGCCCTGGTCAAGGACGAGGATCTGTGGCTCAACTGGCCCGTGCAGACGATGGTCAGGCGCGAGCGCAGATCGGACGACATGGCCCTGGAGAACCTGGGCCTGCTCCTGGCCGACCACGGACCAAAGATCTACCCTGGTAACCTGTGGACCGGGCCTACCAAGGGTGCCGAGCCCATCGAATATGTATCCTGGGACAGCCTGCTCGACGCCTGGAGAGTCGACTAGGGTGAGCGGGGCCAACTTCGAGATCAGGATGGTCTACACGCTACGGGGCCACTGCAACATCTGCGGATGGGATGGTCCCCTGCGTCGAGGCAACGAGGATATCCATCAGGACTGGGTCGGGCATCGAGATGCCGAGCATCCTGGGGAGACTGTATGGCCAGGTAAGGCCGACTGGGAGGCCGGTCGACCCTACCCTGGTAAGGCGGAGAGTAATGGGCCACGCCTATCTGGTGTCGTCCACACAGGAGATGCACCGTGGGTAACCGTGGAGCCTCCTCCCAGAAGGAGTCTGCGAGAGAGGATGGGAAGATGATCGAGATCAGCGAACTGGTTCGGAGCAGGATCCGAGCGGCACGGCGGAACCCCTTACGATGCCCACCATATTGGGATCGGGACTGCCGAGTCTGCATGGCCTGGGACAACCACGATCTGTGGGAGAAGCGGGGCATATGGCGCAAAGGCGAAACGGTCTATATCTGGGATCGCACCTCCGAGGAATATCACGGTTGGCATACCGACGAGGAATTGGCCCGATACGACGCCGAGCTGGATCGGCTCTCACCAGAGGTCAAGGCCAGAATGGGCATCACGTAGTGCCCCGAGACCATCTGCACCTCTACTACCACGGCAGATGCGATGTGTGTCGCCAGCGGGAGCCTGGTCACCAGGGACTCACCAGGCTGGAGTGGATCATCGGCATGCTGATCTTCCTGTTCCTGACCTGGGCCATGTTCGTGGTACTGGTCCTGGCGCACTGGCGAGGAGAATGAGATGGGCGACGGAGATATCTACGTCAAGCTGTACGATGGCGTCTCGGCGGAGGATCGTAACGCCATCTTTGCCCTGGCACGCGAGAGACCAGCAGTAGTGAAGTTCGTATGCGACCTGAGCGCGATCACCAGGGAGACCCTGGACCTGATGCTGCTCCCCACGTCAGAAGCGCGAGATCCTGCGGAGGCCAGGAATCGGGGAGCCAAGATTATCTACGCACGGAGTGAACGGGCCAAGAGGGAGCCTGAGCCGCTATATCGGCCGAAGACCCTGAGGGAGCGAATGGGCAGATGATGTGGGCGATCAAGATCGTCGGACTGGCTACTGGTGAGCCGAGCCCGGCCGATGGCAGATACGTGAAGGAATATGATCCTGATCGAGAGGGCGTCGATAACGTGACGGGCGAGCCTATGCTCTGCCATCTGGTGACGACCAGCGATCCAAGGGATGCCCTACTGGTGAGCGACGTTACCGAGCTACACAAGATATGGGCCAAGCCGAGCAGGAGATGGCCCACGCGACCAGATGGCAGACCCAACAGGCCTCTCAGCGCGTTCACGGTCACGATGGAAATGGTCGACCAAGATGCCAGGTGAGCTACCAGAGGGCTGGTCGGAGAGCAGCTACTTCAGATACCAGCGGGAGCATCTGAGCCTGCGACTCACCATCAGATCGTGCAACAACCATGAGATCCGCGAGATACTAGTCGGCCTGTGGGCTCGCCTCGACGAGGAGGATCGGGCCGACCATATCAACGAGCTGGCCCACTACCATCTCAATCTGCCGGGCACCAGGCTGTCGGGCATCGCGGCGCAGATCCGAGATGCCTAGGATTGTGACTCCGCTGAAACAGGTCTGTGACGCGGGTTAATGGTCACCCAGGTCACCAGGCAGTATCTTGTAGCCATGCCAACCTATATGGTAACCCGAGGCCGACGCGAGGGATCTCGCTCACCGGCCGCGAGCAGCACCCATCTGAGCGAAGATGGGCTCAAGACCCTGTGCGGCCTGACCGTGATGGGCAAGGTCAACTCGATGACTATCGACTGCACCTGCCGCAAGTGCCACTCCAAGATGGTAGCCCCGACAGTGGAGCAGATCGCAGTGCCTAGCAAGAAGATCGTCGGATTCGAGCGGGGTCGCAATCGCGGCACCAGAATATGCAGTAGCTGCGGCAAGAAGACGTGGCAGAGCAAGGGCCAGGACCAGGGTGGAGGGTTCTTCTTGTGCGAGACCTGCTTCGACGAGGCTGGCCTGGAGAACGAGCATCAGGACGGTTACCACGCCGCAGATGCGAACGGGGCAAACGATGCCTGCCCGATGTGCCAGAGCGAGAAGATCGAGGAGCGCATCGAGGAGATCAAGGCGCAGACCAAGAAGGACAAGGCCGATCAGGCTCAGATGCCCGAGTATCTGATCGAGAAGAAATTCATCAGCCGACAGACCCGCAAGCTGCTCTTCGTGGATCTGGAGACTGGCGAGGCCCACTACAAGCACCAGCTCTTCGATCGGACCTACCGATACAAGACCACCAGGATCGAGGCGGGCCAGATCTACGGCTACCGAGTCCGACCAGATGGCACGCAGTACCAGGGACCTAAAGGCGACGAGCGAATCCTGATCAGCCTCAAGATGCTCGCCAAGAGCGGGCGATGGTCGGATCCGAACGCTCCGATCCCCGACGATGGTGGCGATGATCCGCAGGAGAGCGACGATGGAACCGATCGCAACTGGACCAAGAGATCATGATCTGGACGCAGCTAGACGAGCGCCACTGGGAGACTCGCCAGCATAGTGCCCTGGTCGGGCTGCAGATACAGGAGGCGGATGGCTGGCCACCAGTCAGGACGATCTTCGTCTGGCGCAAGGACAGTAAGCCGATGGGCATCGAGCACTTCGAGGTCATGCAGAGCGCCAAGACCGCGATCTTCGGACCAGAGTACACCGCGATGGAGATCTACCCGCCGGAGACCGAGCTACGGGATCGGGAGCACATCTACTGGCTGCAGGTTATCGACGATCCCGACTACAAACTGCCCTGGCTGGCCCGTCAGAGGCGCAGCGTGATGGTGAGAACGGAGTATCTCACGAAGGCGTCACGATCCGGGAACACCTGATCGGAACGAGATGGACCCGGCCACTCCGGGGAGCGTAGAGTGAGATCGAGAGGAGATCGAAATTGAAGAGAGTAGTGAGGGTCGACTTCGTGATCGACCCGATGAAGCTGAGGATGGCGGATACGGACGAGGCCTGCCTGGAGCAGGTACGCGACCTGATCTCAGCGAACGGGTTCTGGACCGAGGCGTCGATAACCTCGATCGAGGGGCTGACGGAGAGCCAGGTCCAGGGCGAGTGGGTCTGCAGATCGTGCGACTCGGTATTCGAGTATATGGCGCAGGGCCAGACCAAACGGCTGCACAAGCGCTGGTGCGAGAAGCCATCGCTCTACATGCGCACCAAAGAGGAGATCCTCGACCAGGCCAAGGTCAACATCGAGGAGGTCTACCACACCCTGGCGTGCCAGAAGCAGTGGGAGAGCGGTAAGTGCATCTGCATGACGGTCAGCACAGATGCCTGACCCGATGGTGAGCCTGAAGGCCAGGATTCAGGAGGTCCTGAAGGCCGTGGACGAGGGCGAGGAGATGGACGAGTCCACCAGCGTGTACGAGATAGACGACGAGCTGGTCGACCAGATGATCGGCCTGCTCAGAGAGGTTGTGGAGGTACTACCAGATGACGCTAGTTGACGAGCGACCAGTCTTGGAGAGGCCCGCGTGCGTCTGCGGGCATCTGAGGGACTCTCATCGACTGGTGAGAAATCCAGATGGTGGCCGGGGCGAGGAATGGATCTGCAAGGGCTGCCTCGATCTGGAGATAAAGCAGCAGATGCGTGCGGTCAAGTGGCGGCACGAGTACCGGGAGGGCTAGATGAGCCAGGATCCTGACGAGGAAGAGCACCAGCGGCTAGGGTTCCGCAAGGTTGAATGGGACGATCTGGACGCGTTAGTGACACGGCTAGAGTCGATGTTGGGCCACGAGGTCAAGGAGGGCGAACCCTACCCGATGCGTGCAGATATCGAGCGGTTCATGGGGCAGAGGATTCAGCACGGAGGTAGCCTGCCGGCGACCGATGCTGAGATGGACGAGCTGATGGGCGAGGTCGACGCGTATCTGAAGAAGCTGAAGGAGGGCCAGTGAACGTGATCGTGGTCGACGCCGAGAACGCGGAGCCATGCTTCGTCTGCAAGCTGCCGGTGATCGATGGTGATGCCCTGGTCAGGACGGAGAACTGGGTGGCGCACATGGAGTGTGTGTTTGCATGGCAACGGAGGCGAGCTGCGGGCCTCGACCCGCAGGCTTAAACGGAGAGGTACCAGGGAGGGGCAAGGGACAACGTGGGACGAGTGACCAGTAGGGTCGGTCCTGCGAAAGCGAGCGTTGGCCCTTGGGCCTCCCTGAAAGCGCCTGGGGCATCCGGGCGGGTGCAGATCGGAGATGACGTGGACCAAGAGACGAAGGATAACCTGAAGGCGCACGTGCAGGCAGCGATCGAGCTGCTGATGCCCGACGAGTCTGTAGTGGGAGATCGAGACCAATACCCCACTGGTACCCTGGACAGGAGCATCGCCATCCAGTTGGAGCGGATCATGGAGGACCTCTACTTCGTGATCGACACCATAGAGGGCAGGACCAGGGAGATCGTGGAGGATCGTAGGCC